GAGAACCTAGAGGTTGACCACATCAAGGAGCTAGAGTTCTATCCAGAGTTCGCTCTTGAGCTTGACAACCTTAGAACTCTATGCAAAGAATGTCACAATAAACGTCACGGTCGTTTTCAATTTCGAAAATCTAAAAAAATGATTGAGAAAAATTTCAGAACAGACGAATTTTGGGGGTGATAACACCCCCCGGTCGAAAAAATCCAGTGTTTTTAATGTTTTGGGAACCGGTGGGAGGGGTCAACTGTCCAAATTTTTAATGAAAAATTAAAAGGGGTGGGGGGTAATGGAAGAATACTCAGAAAAAAATATAAAAGAATTAGAAAATCAGCTACTTTCTAAAATCGGCTATTTTAGTCCTAGAAAAAAGGATGCGATCCAGTACGAAAAAGTGAATCGTTATCTTTATCTCGTCAGGCTACTCTATGAGCTGAAAGCCAAACTTCATGAAGACGGATTGGTCATCACTGTTCACAATGGGCAACAGAGATTCCAAAAAGCGAATTCTCTCATCAAGGAAATTAACACAACCAGCAATCAGCTTTTGGCGATTGAGCGCTCGTTTGATTTCGAGGTTGAAAATTCTCCTGTTGAGAAATCGTCGTCTGGAAGTGATCTGTTATGATTTCTCATCCGTTGATTGATGACTACATCAAAATGGCCGAGAGTGGAGAAATCGTCGTCAACGAAGAAAGAAAGTTGCTGTTTAAAATCATCAAAGAGAAAATCTATCCTCGCGATGATTTATATTTTGATAATGATCTGATTGAGAAATTCATTCGGTTTACGGGAAAGAACTTTTTTCCTCTAGCGAAATACCAGCTTTTTTTGACCCCGTTCATTTTTCTTTTTAGGAAAGAGGATGGGGAGCCACACTTTGACGAGCATCTATATACTTTGGCTCGTGGGGGTGGTAAGAATGGTTTTATGTCTGCTAGGTCCTCGTTCTTTATTAGTCCTATCTACCCTATCAGAGATTATGATGTGACTATCACTGCGAACTCTGAGAAACAGGGTAAGGTTTCCTTTGAGGAGGTCTATGAGACTATCCAAAGGCGTGGTCTTGAGGACCATTTCTATCTAACTAAAATGTCTATCACAGGTCGAGCGAATAACTCGGTCTTTTCTTTTCGGACGAACAATCCGAAAACCATGGACTCGGCTCGTGATGGTTGTCTTGAGTTTGACGAGATTCACCAGTTTGAAGATGACAAAGCTGTGAAGGTTCAAAGGTCCGGTCTTGGTAAGATTGCTCATGCTCGAACTTTCTACAACGGGACGAATGGATATGTGCGTGAGGGGTTCTATGACAAGCTAATAGAGAAGTCTATGCAAATCTTGAATGGAGAGGTTGACGATTTCAGGCTTTTCCCTTTCATCTGCAAGCTTGATAATGCGGATGAAGTGGACGACATGAAAAACTGGTCGAAAGCAAATCCGATGTTGGATGAAAGCACTCCTTACGCTAAAAGGTTGCTTGCTAGAACCAAGGCTGACTATGATGACCTTGAGTTGGAGCCATCTGGACGTCAGGAGTTTATGACAAAACGGATGAACCTTACTGAAGCTGACCTTGAGAAAGATGTGACTTCTCGAGAAAAGTTAGTTGCTTGTTTACGTTCGCCTGGTATCGACTTGAAGGGTCGGTCATGTGTGGCTGGATTTGACTATGCGAGCATCCGAGACTTTGCGAGCGTTGGTTTGCTATTTAAGAATGGAGATGAATTCATCTGGAAGCAACATTCATTTGCGAGAAAATCATTTTTGAAAGCTTTCAAGCTAAAAGCGCCTATTGAAGAATGGGCTGAAAAAGGTCTTTTTACAATCGTTGATGGTCCGAGTATTGATCCTAGACTTTTGATTGCGAAGCTGGAAGAATGGAGAAATCTTTATCAGATTGAGCTTGTATGTGCCGATGGTTTTAGAATGGATTTGTTAAAACCGCTTTTGGAAGAGGCTGGGTTTGAATATGAGTTTTTGAGAAATCCAGGGGCTATCCAATCCAAGGTTGCGCCAATTATTGAAGATGGATTCGCAAATGAGCGTTTTATCTTTGAGGGCGATAACTCTATGATTTGGTATACGGATAATACCTACGTCAAAGAGGACAAGGATGGCAATAAGCGTTTCTTGAAGAAAGAGCCTGTCAGAAGAAAGACGGATGGTTTCCATGCTTTGATAGCTGCTCTTTACAAGAGGGAACTAGTGCAAGAGTCAAATGTTGGGGAATTCCTAGATATGATTGATAGTTGGGAATTTTAATCTAAGTATAAATTTTGGGTGGGTGGTCGGCAGAAATTAAAAGAAAGGAGGATGTGCCTTGGGATGGCTAAATTTATTTAAGCGCGAAGTACCAGAACCTGGTTTTGAGTTTGAAGAACTGGAAAGAATGTTTGGTAATCTTTACTTGAAAAGTCTTGCAGTTGATAAGTCAGCTGAGTTTATCGCTCGTATCTTTTCAAAGTCTGAGTTTAAATATCTTGAAAAAGATAAGGCGAAGCGTTCGGATTGGGATTATTTGCTAAATGTCAGACCTAACAAGAACGAATCAGCTTCAGATTTTTGGCAGAAGGTCGTATATCGATTGATCACAAAGAATGAAGCTTTGATTTTTTTGACAAAGGATGACCAATTACTTGTAGCTGATTCATACATACGTACCAAGTACGCTGTGTTTGATGATGTATTTGGGTCTGTGACTTGCAGAGGTTATACGTTTGAAACTCGTTTTAAAATGAGTGATGTCATTTTCCTGCAGTACAACAACAATAGACTTCAAGAGTATGTATCAGACTTATTTACAGATTACGAAAAACTTCACTCAAGAATGGTTGATGCGATAGCTAGAAATAATCAAATCCGTGGGATTTTAAATACCAAAACAAATGGTAGTTTTGATAAAGAAAAACTAGAAAATTTAAAATCTTATGCAGATTTGCTCTTTAAGTCATTCAGCAATAAAACCATAGCAATCGTACCATCTCAATCAGGGATGGAATATTCGGAGTTGACGAATACAACAGGAACTTCAATGATGTCGGTTGACGAATTGAAAAAATTACGTAGGCAGTCAGATGATGAGGTTGCTGAAATTTTGGGAATTCCAACTGCTTTGTTGCATGGTGAAATGGCTGATTTAGAAAACAGTCGCAAGATGTTTAATAGCTTTTGCTACCAATCACTAGTGAAGAAAATAAGTGATGCTTTGAACTACTCAATACTTAATAGAAGTGGTTACGATAACGAAAAAAAATTCGTAATTGTCGGAGAAGGCCAGAGAGATAAGTTTGCTCTTGCTGAAAGTATTGACAAGCTAGTTTCATCTGGTTCAATGCTCATTAACGAGGTTCGTGCAGAGCTTGGCCTTGAAGCCGTACCATGGGGCGACAAGCCTCTAATCACCAAGAATTATCAACTTGGTGAAATAGAAGAGAAAGGAGGTACGGAAGTAGATGAAGATAATTCAGATTAAGGGGACGATTATTTCTAACGATGAACGCTGGATTTATGATTGGTTTGAGTGGGAAGCTACTGCACCAAAAGATGTTATCCTTCCTGAAAGTGGAGAGCCTATTGAGGTTCACATTAATTCAGGCGGTGGAGATGTTTATGCAGGTAGTGAAATATATACTGCTCTACGCTCATATCAAGGTGATGTAACTGTTAAGATTGTCGGCATTGCAGCAAGCGCAGCAAGTGTTATTGCAATGGCAGGAGATACAGTTGAAATCAGTCCTACTGCTCAAATCATGATTCACAATGTATCATCAAATGTAAGTGGAGATCACAATACTCTACTTCATGAAGCAGGAGTTCTGGAAGGATTTAATAAATCCATCGCAAACGCTTATGTTCATAAGACAGGTAAAGCGCTAGATGAATTACTTGAACTAATGGATAAAACAACATGGTTTGATGCAGAATCAGCTTTGAACCATGGATTTGTAGACAAAATTATGTTTACAAACGAATTTGCACCTACTTTGGTAGCTAGTGAAACTCCTATGATTCCAAGTGATTTTATTGATAAGATGAAGTCAGCAATGACTCCTGATATTGATAAACTCGCAGAACTGGTAGCTAATAAGTTAGAAGCTCGACAAATCGCAAGAGAGACTTTTGAAAATAGCGAATTTGTACAGAAGAAATTCAATTTTGCAGAAAGTCCAGACAATAGCACAAACAAGGCTGTTCCTAAAGGGTTCGGTCTTTTTATGTTTTAAGAAAGGAAAAAACAGAATGACAATGAAATTATCTAATAAATTTGAAACACAACGTCAAGCATTTTTGGATGCCGTTGCAAATGGAGCACCTCAAGAAGAGCAAGCTAAACTTTACAATGACATGATTGAGTCAATGAGTAATGAAATGATGGCTCAAGCTCGTGAAGCTGCTCGTGAAGAAGTATCAGCTTTGAACCCATACGATGCTAAACTTACTGCTGAAGCTCGTGAGTTCTTCAACGACATTGAAAAAGCTGCACCAAAAGGTGTTGAAAAACTCTTCCCACAAGAAACTATTGATCGCATCTTTGACGACATGGTTCAAGCTCGTCCATTGCTTCAACATATCGGTCTTAAAAATGCTGGTATTCGTTTGAAATTCCTTAAATCAAAGCAAACTGGCCAAGCGCTTTGGGGCAAGATTAATGGAGCCATTCAAGGTCAGTTGAAGCAAGAATTCAACGAAGAAGAAGCAATCCAAAACAAATTAACTGCATTTGTAGTTATTCCTAAAGACTCTGAAAAATTCGGACCAGCTTGGTTGCAATCTTTTGTCTCAGCACAAATCACAGAAGCATTTGCTGCCGCTTTGGAAGCTGCTTTCTTGAATGGTGACGGAGATGACAAACCTATCGGTCTTTCTCGCACTCTGACAGGTACTGCATCTGGTGGTAAAA